TACAAAAAATCCTAATATTGTTTTTCCAATAAAGTTCTTAACCTTATCTAAAAAACTAACTCCTGGAGTTTTAGTTGACTTTTTCTTTGCTTCTTTTTGAGTTGGTTGTTTTTCTAACTTAGTTTCTTTTGTATCTCTCTGTTCTCTCTCCTTGAGTTTTGCTTTTACAGATTGACTTTTTTTCTCTCTGTCTACTCTATCTTTGAACAGAGTTTCAAGGGTTATAACTTTCGTTTTAGTATTTAAAAAACTATCAGCAAGAGGTGATGATATACTACCTGTAGTTGGTTTAGAAATTTTTGCAAGGGAACCTCCCTTGGATGCTGGCGGTAATAATTTTGCCATACTATCCTATACCCAATGTCTGCATTTTATTACCAGACCCACTAGTGGATGCACTGAAAGCTGGTATTTGAGATTCAGTTGGTGCTACCTGTGCATCCATTCCATTGGAACCACCAGACCCTAACGGTAAGAATTCAATCTGTGGTTTTGGTTTTGTTGGTGGTCCAATCGGTGTTCTCTGAATTTGATTCTGAGAGACGTTCATATTTTTCTTTTGTACCTGCTGAGCAGGACTCATCATAACTCTATTATCTTGGTAGAGATCACCTTCATCTAAAATAGTTTGAGGATCAATTCCTTTTTTCTTAAAGAAACCAAACATATCACTAAGAACAGCACCTATAGATCTAGATTTTGCTTGTTCAGTTAAAACATTGGTGGCACCACCACCGCCCATCAGTCCAGGAACACCTGGAGGAAGTCCAAATGATCCAGATGATGGTTTCTCCGGTGCTTCCATCATCTTTTTCTCTTCATTAGTTCTTTTTTTAAGTTTCGATTCATTAACGGTATTCACCGTACTATAAGGCATCATCCCACCACCCTGAGCATAGGTTACGAAAGATTGATTAATTACAGGTACGTTTGTTCCTCCACCTACAGAGTTCATGGACTCAAGTGTAGACTTTCCATATCTTTGAACTGCACCTCTGCTCATCACAAACTCACCTGGAGACAGCATCGCAGGAACAGTGTCTCTATTTGGACCGCCACCACTAACGAATCCTCCTTTATTATATTCTCTCGCGCCCAATACACTCATCGGGTCACCAGTGGTGCCACCAAGTTCCATGGTATCATCTAATTGAGTTTGTCCTTCCTTCGCTTCTGGATCATTTGATTTTGTTGTCGCTTGAGCAATTAGTCCAGCAGCGGCACCACCAACGATACCAAGGGCAGCACCTAGAGGAGTGGCAAAGAACTTTAAGAACCTAGGAACTACTTTCAGAAGTCCTACTGTCAATTTAACAACTGTTCCTATTATACCTTTAACAAGTCCTCCTATCCCTGTTCCAAACAAAAGAACAGCAGCGGTAAGAGCAGGCCAGAAGTCTTCAATAAATCTGAATATTGTTTTTATTTTACCTTGGTTTTCATCATCAGCAAACCAATCAATGATCTTCATTAAGATATTACCAAGTATTATTTTCTTAATGAAATCAAATACCCTATCAAAAATACCCTTGACTGGTTTTAATATCTTCTCTGCGGATTTCTTTAGTACAGTAAATCCACTCTCTAATTTATTCTCTGTCTTACTTCTCTTATCTCTCTCCGCAGATACTCTTTCTTTCTCTAAAGATTTTTCTTCTAACTTCTGTTCCTCTCTAATCGTGGCAATGAGGTCATCAAGTTTCTGATTAATCTCTTCTACAATTTTTTCAGTGCTTTCACCTACAGGTGATTGTATAAACTTCTGCATTGCACCACCAGGTGCCCTTACAATGGCACCTTTACCTGGTAATCCACCACCGCCAGTTGGTTCTACCGTTGCAGATTTTTTCTTTGCTAATATTTTATTAACAAAGGTCTCAAAATCTATTTTACTTTTTTTATATGTTTTTACACCTTCTATTCTTTCTTGAGGTGATACATTGTCTCCTTCAAGTCTACCCTCTGATAATAGTTCTTGATAATATTTGTCATACTTATCCTCACCAAAAAATTTTGCAGGGACGATCTTTCCACCCTTACCTTCTTCTCTTATGGATTTAAGGAGATCGTCAAGATCCATGTGACTGCTGCTGTTTTAGTTTTTCTTCTTCAAGGTGTTGTTGCAATAACCCGACATAGATATCTCGTTCCCAAGGCATCATGTTTTCAATCTCGGTCAAAGAGTATTTATGATACTGCATCAAGGCAAAGTTGAGTTTGAAATAACTAATGAGATCCATGTGGATCATTGCTACGCGAAAAAAGACGCTAATCCCTCTAAGACTACCTCACTTTCGACCTTGGTATTTGGATTCGTTACCTTGACTGTATGAGAAAGTTTTGGCATAGTTTCAAAGAACTTTTCTATGTCTTTGAACTGTGAGGAGTTCATTGATTCAAGGAACTCATTTACCTCTTTCTTGGTACAATCTGCAGCAACCCAAACATCATCCTCAGTATAAATTTTATCAATACAAGATGCAATCAATTCAAATGATTGATCCATGGCACTGTTGTCAGCAAAATCAAAATTGTTTTTAATAAACTGATCGAGTGATGGATACTTCATCTCCATCATAATTTTTTTATCAATCCTAATTTGACTGCTGTGCTCTTTACTTTTGACTACTTCAATGTCATCAAGGTCAATCTTCACAGAGACTTGTGTCTCCTCATCATCAGGGCAGATGATGTTTACATCAATTTCTTCACCAACTGATTTACCCCTGATGTTAAGGAACAAGTATTCAATATCAAAAGTAGGGAGTTGCTCTACCTTGATACCTCTTGTTGTGATACAGTTTTTGATGACTGATTTAATTGCATTAGTGATTTGTTTTGTATCCTCACTTTCCAGTGCAATCACCAAAACCTTTTCTTCTTTTACAAGGAAGGGTCTATAAGTAATCGTTTGTCCTGTAGATGGCAACTCAAGTTCATATGTGGGAGTCGCAATTTTTGGTAAAGGCATAATATCTTATAAAGATTTCAGTATGATTATTTAGATGGGTATTTAGAATCCTCTCTGTCTTGCTTCTGCTCTGCCACTTAACCTCGCAGATACTGATCTACCTCGCTCCCCGGTCAGAGTGCCTGCATTGACAGCTTGATTAACATCAGCTTGTGTCCGTTCATCAAAGGATATATCTGTTGCTGTGGTAGATCCACCCGAAGATAAACCTGGGATCACAGGTGGATTGGAACCATCAACAACATATCTAACATATGACATTGAGACAGTGCACTTCAAAAGATTAGACTGATCATATGACACAGGCATTGATGCTATGGAAAGAGGAAATGCTCTGGTAAAAGTGTATGTTAGTTGTCCTGCTGTTTCGGGTTGCACTCCAAGGTGACCTAAAAAATTATTCTTAGATGTGCCAAAAGTGCTCTTCTCAAACTTAGTGATTCTCATTCCACTATCAGACATGTAAGTATCTGGGTATTCAAATCTATAAAAATAATCTTTATCTAGTGCTCCTGGATTACCCTCTATCCTCGCTGTACTTTGTCTAGTAATATAATTTATCCAAGTTTCAAAGAATCTGATTGGCATATAGTTTTCTGCATTGACATAGAATGTCAAGTCAATTCTATCATCATATATCTTTCTATGAGCGTGCTTCTCTGTTACACCAGTTCTATCATTGTTTAATTCTAATGTTGCAAGTCTAGATCCAGGCAACACAGTTTCGCAGCACATCAAATTTAATCTGTCCTGGTCGATTGGCACACCATTTCTATTGAAATACCCAAGGTCCAAAGGACCAGTGCTTGGCAAAGGAATCTGCACGTAGTACAGAGAAGTGAGTGCAGGACTCAACAACTTGCTCTTAATTTCTTTAATACCTAGTGGTTGAGGCATTTATAAATACTTTTTGACCTTATATATTATGTATAAGAGAAATGGGAGAAAGTATCAAAAGTAGATATAAACCATCATACCCTGAGAAGTATCAAGGCAATCCAAACAATATCATTTGTAGAAGTAGTTGGGAAAGAAAGTTTTGTAGATGGTGTGACTTGAATAAAAGTATCGTATCTTGGGCATCTGAAGAGTTCAGTATCCCCTATGTGTCACCAGTTGATAATCGTGTTCATAGATATTACCCAGATTACTTGATCAAAGTCAAAGAGTCAACTGGTAAAGTTAAGACCTATGTGATTGAGGTTAAACCAAAGAAGCAAACTGCACCACCAAAGAAACCAAAGAGGCAAACCAAATCATACATCTATGAGTGTCAGATGTATGCAGTCAATCAGGCAAAGTGGAAAGCAGCAAAAGAGTTCTGTGCTGATAATCGTGTTGAGTTCAAAATCATAACCGAGAATGAACTAGGAATCAAATGAACCGTTTAGAAGGTAATCAAATTAATAATGGAACTAATGACCAGGAAGAGATGATGTTAGAGATTATGGATCTCTTAAAG